CCGGGGAAAAATCCGGCGACTTATCGAAGAAGCGATAGGTTCTTAGTATTTGAAAATCGCCAAATTAACAAATTACGAAGAATGAACCTAAGCGCGTAGCGTCGTATATCCTTACCACGATATACCGATGAAGCGCGGCTATACGGTTTGTTTTCGTAAGGCGTTTGGCGATGCCGCAAATACTCAAACCTATATAGTCCGCGCTTTTTTCGTGCGTTTAACCCTGCCACTTCGGGCGGTGGCGCAAAGTTACTCAATTTATGAAGAAGTTGTTACTTTGTGCGCTCCTTCCTTCGGTGCTGCTGTGTGGGTGTTCCTCTGACGACGAGCCAAACGGCGGAAGCCACTACACCGAAAAACAGGAGAAGGTCTTCGCTATCTTTAACGGTACTTGGGCCGATTACCAATTTTCAAACCTCGGTAGTTATCCGGGGGCAAACCTTCAACCCGAACCCGATAAAATTGTATTCGGGTCGCACTACTCAACCGAAAAGGAAATTAAGAAAAGTTCCTATATCGACGGGGAAACTACCGCCTTCTATGCACAGGGCGAATGTACCTACTATTCGGTTGCCTATAAGGGGCAGCCTTACGAAGCGGTTAAGTGTTATTACAATGTAGCCCCGTCCGCTACTATCCTTTCGTTGTGGGAAGTGGAAGATAATACAATGTTCCACGCCTACGACTTGAAAGTAGTTAGCGAAACGGAATTTAACCTTTACCAATCCGGCATAACACTTCCCTATATCTTTAAGAAGCAATAACGACGTAATGGAAGCCGTATTATTATGGGTCGCCGCCCTGTGTTTCGGGGTGGCGTTCCTAATTGTTGTTGTCGCTCTAATTACGAAGCCCCGGCGTATGCGGAAGAAGGCGCAAAGGGAAGCCGAAGCACGGGCGAAGGAAGTAGCCGACATCTACGGGCGTGTGGCTGTTACCCGTGTGAAATTGGGCGGCTTGGAACGTGCTACCCGAATACTTGAAGAAGCCCGAAAGGAACGAAGCGTAACAAAGTAATACGAATTGAGTATTTTTCGCTATTGACTTTTTCGGTTGGTAACAATTAGTTACGCCCGTTCCACGTTATACGGTTACGGCTGTGCCTTGGTGGGTATGGTCTTCCCGGTTGTCGTGGTTGGCTGATTTGGATTGGGTGCGTTATTGTCGTATCTTTGCGTTTGAATTAAAGCCCATTACAACTATGGAAGAAAAGAACTTAACCCCCGCCGAATTGTTCTTTACGAAGAAGGCGGAATTTGAATACCGTATAACGGAAGCCGTTAAGCAATTCGCCGGGGCGTATGCCACGGACGTAAATATAGCCGTCGGCGTTTCTGTCGTTCCCGCTCTCGCTAATAGTGGCGACGTTGTAGACTGCCGAATTAGTAACGTAACAATCGAAGCCAAATATAGCCAAAATGGATAACTATATACCTCGAATAAACCCAATGCTACGGCGTAAGTGTACTGAAATAATGGACGAATACGCTAAAACAATACTTCCCGAAATTCGCTATTCGGGTATTACTTCCGCGTTGGCAAAGGTTAGTATTAGCCACGGTAAAGCCCGGCGCGAAGCACTCCGCGAACTTGACCGGGTTGTTACTTCCCTTTTCCCTTCCGCCGAAGGTGCGCCGCTTCCTTCCGAAGAAATTAACGGCGTGGCGGACGTTTTGGCCGGTGGTTTCGTCACTTATGACGGCGCAGCTAACGCCTTCGGTATCGGTCGTTATCCTTCGGACTATGCCCGCTTTGACACTAAATTTTAGACTATGAAAGTACCCCAAATAAACACTACGAAGGGCAAACAGCCCGTTACTGTTGTCCCCGATGAACTTCTTGTAGAAGGCTTCCTTTCGTCCGAAGGTGCGGACGCTGACGACGTGGACTTAGTGCGGCTTCTTGAATATGCCGAGCCGGACGCGAAGAAGAACGGCGCAATACTCCGGCGGTGCCTGGAAGGTAAAGCCCGGCTTCTTCCTGTATATCCGGGCGAAGGCGAAAAAGAGCCTAACGGCGCGAAGGTCGTAGGCTCTATTATGGACGGTTGCTTATACCTCGTTCCTCTTACTTGAGGCTTCTTATAAACGCTATCATTTCCGCGTATTCCGTAGGTAAATACTTTTGGAATACGCGGTTTCCTATAAATGCGTTTTCAAAACAATGGGCTATGTATTCGGCTTCGCTTTTACCTGCACCCTTGAAGTATTTTGTAGTATGACCCCAACCAACGGAAATAATAAGGCTTTTTAGGGTATCTTGGACGGCGGCTATTTGCTCTATTACGTCGTGTTTGGTTATTCCGCGCTTCGTAAATACTGCGTCGCTCATTGAGAATATCTTCTTATAAAGTCGGTCTAACCTTTCGGAAAGTACCTTAGCCTTCATTGCCTTTGTTTTCGTAGTTTCCGTAACATATTTCCTTTTATCCGGGTCGTATCGGCGTGTCGTCTTAGTCGTTTCCACTTTTTGACGAAGCCGGGCTATTTGTTTGGCGCGAAGGTCTTTTACTTCGGTGCTAAATCTTAAATTCCTTTGCCAATCTATGCCATGCCCGAACTCATGGTAAATAAGGGCGCGGCGGTAATATGGACTTTGTGAGCTGCGTGTGCCGCCGCTGTCAATATAAACGCGCTTTTCGGAAGGCATATAATAACTATTGTTTCCCGTCTTGCTATGGATTGTTAGCGGTATGGGGTGTTTCGGGTCTATAAGGTCGAAGAACTCCCGGCTATATTCGTAGTCGTCGCCGCGTAGCCACTTGCCGCCCTTCTCTAACTCCTTGGGCATATTGGGGGAATAATTGCCCTTCTTTCCTTTGGCTGCTGTCAATTTACCCGGAAGTGACGCGAAGAAGGCTTTTAGGCGGCTAATGCAGTCGCCGTAGTAGTTGGTTGTCTTTATGTCGTTGGCGTTAAGGGCCGCTTCAATCTCTTTAAGAAGGTCGGCGTACCCGGTCGCTTGTCCGGCGAAATCTTCCACCTCGCTACGGTAATGGATCCACTCGGTACGGCGGGCGGTTTGTTCTCCTTGAAGGCGTTTAATTTCTGCTTTTAGTCCTTCCCGGTCGCCGGACGTGCGTAACACGTCCAACGCTGAAACATCCAACCCGAAAGTATAAGCCCACATCTTGAAGTTCGCTATTTCGCGGTCGAACTCCGTACACGGTTCGGGCGGTTTCGCCGTGGTTCCCGGCATTTGTGTTTTCTGCGGTATGGACGGAAGCAAACCGCCGGAAATAACGCCGTTCTTGAAGTTGTCGCGTATGTAGTACGGCATAGCCTTCCAATTCTTAGAACGGTCGGCTATGGCTTCTATGTGGCTACGGAACACCGCCGGAACATCGCGGACGGTGCGACGGGAAGGAAGGCTTTTGTAGGTCTGCCCCCGGACTATGGCTTTTAATCGGTTCGCCCTCTCTTTGTTGAACTCGTCGTAGTCGGACATAATAGGCACGACAACGCAACGGCATTGCGGGTGCCAACCGAGGAACTTGAAAGTTTTGGGATAGTCGCCCGCCAACTCGTCGCAAATGTCGGTTAACGGTACGGTCTTCCCCTTGCTGTCCTTCGTAGTGTGGTTGTTGCTCAACATCACGCGGAAGCCTACGACAAAATCTAATTGTTGCCATCGTAAGTATTCGGCTTCCCTGTATGCCATATTTACTTCCGTCCGTGCCAAACGCTCGGCGTTCTTGGCTGCACTCCTGTAAACGCCTTGGCCGGGGTGGTACATCTTCGCCGCCTTACTAAGCCGAAGGTTTCCGCCCTTATCGCGGACGCGCCTAAATAATTTGTCCGGCTGTTGTAGGTATTGGCGAAGGTCGCGGGAGAGCTGCTGTGCGCTACGTCCTTCTCCTACGGCTACGTCTATACCCAATTCTAACGCCGTCTTAAATTCTTCCGTGTACTTCCATACGCGCTGACTAAGCCCCAAACCTCCGGCTTTACGCTGTTGGAAGGCTTGTAAGGCTTCGAGGTTCCGAGCTTGGTACTTCTCCGCTTCTTCCGGGGTTAGCCGGGACGTGCGAAGTATGGAACCTAAAAAAGCGTCGCTTTTGTCGCAGGCCGCTTGCCACTCCGTCCGCGTCCCGGTGTTTATAACGGCTTCTACCTTCTTCGTCAGTCGGGAAAGTATGCCTTCGGCTTGGCGACGTGTAGCCGGGAAGTCGTCGAAACTAAAAACGCCGTCTTCGGGTATGGTTATACGTCCGGCGGCGCGGGCTATCTCGTCGCAAGCGGTGTTATAGAGCCGTTCCACTTGGCGGGCGTACTGCCGCGTCTTAGCGTAGTGCCGGGCATCGAAGCCACGAAGTCGGACTATAAGGCGGTTTTCGGTATAATCGGGCATAAAGTTATTTTTTCGGAATTTCGCGTTTAAGCGCGTTCCGCTTCCGAGGTGGGTACTTTATCCATTCGGAAGGAAACGCGGCTTACACGCGGCTTAAAATGGCTTCCTTTGGTTTGTATTCTCCATAAATAGAGCGTATTACGGAATTTTAGGCGGGTTCGTGGGCTTAAAGGGTCGGTTCGCCTTCCGTCCATGCGTTGGCCCGGTCTTCTTCCGTTTGTATTTCGGCCTGTTCTACGTCCGGGTCTTCCGCCCAACCTAAACGGCGTATAGTCGTCTTTTGGCTTGCTATCGGCTTGCCGCCGTTGGCACCTTGGAGCATATTTATTTTCGCCTGTTCGTCCTCAATAATGTACGGCGTTATCCGGGGCGAAACAATAAGACGACGGGCGGCGGCTTTGTTCTTGACGTTAGCCGCGCCGAGGTAGGCTAACACTATGTTAGCACGGCGGGTTAAATAGTCGTCGAATACTTCCATTTTGTCCTGTACCTTTAAGTGTGCGTCCATAAATAGAAGTTGAAGGGCTACGCCGCTAACCGCGCCTATTCCCTTCACGCTATCAAAGGAAATATCGGGCGTTTGGGTAATGGTGTAAATCATTCGGAGAAGCGTGTCTATTTCCAACTTTACGCTTTCCGGGGCTTGCGCCCATGATAGGTAGGACGCTTCCGCGCCGTCCTCGGCTTCTATAATTGCCCCGGCTTCTCCCTTCCGGGCAAAGCCTAAAATCTTACCCTTTACAAAGATTTTCGGGCTTGCGTGGTAGTCGTTGGTGTCGGCGAAGTTGGAAAGTAACTTTTCCAAACGGTCGATAAGGCTCTGCACGTCTTCCCACTCTACGGCGGGTTGACTTCCGTACACTATGGGGATTTTGCCGATGGTTAGCTGCTTGGGGTAGCCTTCGACTAACTCCCAGTTCTTGGCTTCCGTCCCGGTCGGGCCTTCTGCTGTCCATATATAGTGCGCGTCCTTCGTGTAGGTTTCAAAGTATGTGCGCGTAGTCAGGTCGTCTGCCTTCTTCGTGAACTCACGGGAAAAGGCTATTAGGTCGCGGTTGTCGTCGAAGTATGGGTAAAGTTTATCCCCAAAGGCCGGACTAAACAGGGCTACGCGAAACTTCGTTTTTGTCGGGAAGCCGTAGAGGTCGTGCGTTTCCTCGGTTTCTACCGGGTACCAATATTCTGCTACCTCGGTAGAATTGAAAATACTACGGGCTACGCGGCGGTTAAGGGTTCTTTCCTTGACTTCGTGGAATACACGTTTAAGCGCGGCAAGTACCGCCTTTTCCTCGTCGCCCTGCGGGTCTGCATCGTAGGCGGGCGGGTTGCCGAAGGTAAACGCTACAGCGCGTTTCACTATCAACTTTTGAAGGGCTAACGCTATGCGGGCTACGGGTTCAATTCTAAACCCCTGTTCCGTGGTAAGCTCGGCGTTTACGTTGATGTTCTTGACTTGGCCGTATTCCTCGCTATCCTTGTCTATTACTACAAGTTTGTCCGGGCGTTTGCGCGGGTCGTTGATGTCGTGCTTTGCAGGGTCGTACTGCGCGGCGTACTGCTCCGAATTGGGAAGGGTTGTAATTCGCCCGTTTCTCAACTCGTTTATAGCTGCGGGGTAGTCGCCCGCTTTTAGTAGTTCGTCAATAGGTGGCATAGTCTATTGGGGTTTATGGGGTTAGAAAATTTGTTTTAATCTTGAAATACTTTGCTTCCCGTCGGGGCGTTTCTCCACCGTTCCCGTTAAAGCGTCCGGCGCGTCGTCGTGGGTGTTTCGTCCCTGCTTCTTGTATTGGGTTATAGCCTTGTGAAACTTCGGCCATAAGTGCGCCCACTCCTTCGGGAAGTGTGTAAGGTTCTGCACCTCGTTTGAGTGGCTGAATATTCGTATATCCTTGTTTTCGCCTTGGTGGAACCAGCGTACAACGGTACGGCGGTTTCCCAATATCCGGCAGTTTTCTTCTACCTTCCGGGCGAAGCCGCGCCCGCCGTTGTTGCTCTCTATTATCGCTTCCTCTACTTCCCACTTCGTAAGGATCCGCGCCGTTTCCGGCTCGGTCGTTTCCATTGCGGCCTGGGTATAGTACACGTCTAAAATGAAGTTGCCTATTTCCGTTTCGACGTAGACAATACAGCAAAGGAAGTCTTCGCCCGTGTCGGCGGTATCGACGTAGGCTTTTACTTTGTGCTTCTTGGTTACGGGCAATACTTCGTAGGTCTTAAACTCGCGTTCGTACATAAGCCCCGTTATCGGTCGGGGGTTCTGCATATACTGCGTTTCAAATACCCACCCGCTTTTTTCTTCCAATTCGTGAAGTTCGGCTAACGTGTGTTTGAACTCCCACAGCGGCCGCTCCTTGCCGTCGTCGTCAATCTCAATAACGGGAAGGCTCAATACTACCCATTCGTCCGGCTCCAACTTCTGCAAGTAGCCGCAAAGGTCGTCTTCGTCCAAACGCTGCATAATTATAATTATCGGCGTTTTTCGGCTGTTAACGCGGTTTCGTATGGTGGTTTCAAACTTTTGGTTTACCTTCTCGCGTATTTGTTCGCTTCGTGCGTCGTCCGGCTTAATAGGGTCGTCGATGACTATCGCGCCGCCGAACTCGTCCCCTTCGGAAGTAATGGCGGCTACCTCGTCGCCTAATTCCTCGTCTTCGTCCTTATCCACCAAACCCGCGCCGAAGCCTGTTACCTGTCCGGCTGATGAAACGGCGTAAAGTCCGCCCCCGGCTTTTGTAAACCATTTGCGGGTGTTTACGCTCGTCGGCATAGCGTCCGGGAACAATCGCCTATAACTCGGTTCGCGCAGAATTTCCTGTACTCCCCGGCTGTTGTCGCGGGCTAAGTCGTCCGAATAACTGAGGTGTATAAACTTCGCCTTCGGGTTAATGGCGAAGCCTTCCGCGATGAAGTTCTTAACCGCTAATTCGGTCTTGCCGTAGCGTGGTGCGATGTTTATTATAAGCCGGGTTATCTCGCCCTTTAATACCTTGTCTAAGGCTTCGGCTATCCTTTCGTGATGTTTGCCTACGACGAACTTACGCTTATACTTTTCTTTGAAAAAGAAGCGTGTAAAGTTTAGCGTTCCTTGGCGGATCCACGTCTTTATTACGTCTATGTCGCGGCAGAAGGACATTAGTATTTTTCGTTTAGGGTTTTGAATAGTTCGGCGGCTTCTTCCTTCGTAAGCGTCCGGGCCGGTATCAAGTCGCCGCCGTCCTTTCCTGTAAGTTCCATTCGCTGTGTGGGCTTGCCGTACTGCCTTTCGCGCAGCTTGTCTAACGTCGTGGTCTTGCCGTTCTTCATATCGCTAAGTATGGCCCGCGCTAATCCTTTGGGGTATATCGGGGCTTCCTCCCACTTTACAAGTAGTTGAAGGTCGGCGAAGGTAAAGGAAAGTATAGCGGCTTCCCATTCGTTAATCTCCACGGCGGAAAGGCTGTAAAACTTCTTCGCCTTCGCCTTGCTCCCGAATATCTTTACAAGCTGTTCGGGTACGCGGCTTTTGGGGCGGCCTTTGGGGTTGCCACTCTGTCCGGGTTTGAACTGATGCGGGGTTATGTTTTCGGGGTTTGGCATATCGCTGTTATTTTGTCGTTTTGTCGCTGTTCGGCTTTGAGGTTTGTTCTTTCTCCAAATGTTCAATAAACGCCCCTATTTCGGTTTGAAGGTCGCGTAGTTTATTTATGAAGTCGCCTATATCGTCCGAAAAGGTTTTATGTAGTCGTACCTTAGTCCGGCAGCTCGCAATTTCGATAAATGTATTCCGTTCTATTCCGTCCGAATATTCCGTTATCCCGTCGAAACATACCACGCTTCCCGTGCTTGGACTTGTCGGCGGGTTAAGCCATCGGCGTGTGCAATAAAATGTGTTATTATCCATCGTAACTCGTTTTTATTCTTCACTTGGGGCGAAGTTGCCTATTCGTTCCGCTTCGTCGCCTGTATATTCTTCCCACCGCTTTATTATCACGTCTATATAGGCGGGGTCTAATTCCACGGTATAACAAGAGCGGCCCAACTGCTCGGCCGCCATAAGGGTGCTTCCGCTTCCGCCGAATAGATCTAACACGACTTCGCCGGGGCGTGTGCTGTTCTTAATGGCGCGTCCCATCAGTTTTATAGGCTTCATCGTAGGGTGGTCGGCTGAACGTAGCGGCTTATCCTCGTGTATTGTCGTGGTCGGGGTGGCTTCGCCCAATAGCGAACGAAGAAGGGCTTTTAACTCGTCCTTCGTCATTGCGTCTATGTCCGGGGCTTCGTCCTCGGTTACGGTCAATAGGTCGCGGCGGTTTACGAAGAAGTGCGACGCGCCGGGCTTCCAACCGTATAGGCAGGGTTCGTGCTTCCATTGGTAGTCCTGTCGCCCTAATACCATGTTGTTTTTAACCCATATAAGTATCTGCTTCAACTCCCAACCCACGGACTTAACCGCCAATTTGAAGTTAAGCCCTTCCGTTCCGGCGTGCCAAATGTAGAACGCGCCGCCCTTCTTGAGGTAGCGGTTGGCGTTGTCGAAGGCGGCTTTAAGGAACTCTAAAAAGGCTTCGTCGCCCATCTTGTCGTTGGCGATGTCCTTTTGTACCCGGTTCCCCTTGTCGGCGGCGTTTAGGGCTTCGTTCTTGCTTGAATAATCCACGTTATAGGGCGGGTCGGTTAAGAATAGGTCTACTTTGCCTTCGCCTATCAGGATATCCAATACTTCCGGCTTCGTGCTGTCGCCACAGATTAGGCGGTGGTTTCCTAATTGGTAGATGTCGCCGTATTTCGCCTTCGGCTTGCTTGGTAGGTTTCCGGCTACGTCGTAATTGTCTTCTTCCGCTTCTTCTTCGGCTTGCCCTGTGTCAATGTCGGGAAGTTCCACAGCCCAACGGTCGAGGTCTTCTATTTCCCATTCGTTGGCTAAGTCGTCATAATCCCAATCGCCGAAGGCTACGTTATCCTTTATGACAATGGCGCGTAGTTTCTCCGGTGTTGTTTCCGGGGGGATTACTTTCGCTATTGTTTCCGTGTAGCCCAATTCTTTAAGGGCGCGGTAGCGCATATTTCCGCCTATAATGACGTTATGCCCGTCGTATTGGTAAATAAGCACTTCCCGAAGTGCCAACATTTCGGGGTCGTCCTGTATCGACGCTTTCAACTTTCTAAATTTTACGTCGTCCTTCATCATTCGCGGGTTCTTCGGAACTCCGGGAATTTGCCCTTTGTTCAGTTCCAAATCCGACAACTTCAATACGACGCTTTGCACCAACGGCGCGAGGGCCTTGGCGGGGGTAGCTGCTCCTTCCTGTGTTTTCTTCTTTGCCATAGTTTCCGGGGGTTAAGGGTTAGAAGGGCGCCGGGCCGCTGTGTCCGCCGCCGAAGGGGTCAGCCCAATACGCCATAGACGCGCCGCGCATACTCGCTGCCGTCGAACTCTGAATAGCGGAACCGTTGCCGCCGCTTCCTGTACTTCCGTTGTCTTCTGCCATTTTCGTGGGGTGTTAATCGTTAAACTTTTTCCGTATCAAGTCCGCCCATGCGTCTTTACCCCATACAGGCTTCCGTATGGTTTGGTAGCGTTCCAATATCCGGCTAAAAAATTCGTCGTAGAAGTCGTAAAGTTCCGGGCTTTCCTCTATCGTGAATTGCTCAATACTGCCGGAACTGCGTAGGTTCGCCGAGCCGTGGGCTATTATCTTCTTCCCGCCTAATGTTTCAAACTGCGCCGTTTTGGTGTGGACGTTCGCCACGGCTAATTGTAGACGGTTGTCTATATCCAAATGGCGGTAAATGTAGGGTATTAAAGCCCGTATCTCCATGTTGTAGAAGTACGCGCTTATTATTAGGTTCAATTCGTCTATATAGCCGTGGGTTATAAGGTTGTGTAGGCTGTCTATGTTGTTTTGGTTCATCGACAGCGTGGAAATTGTCAATTTCTTACACTTGGCGTTATTCCTCACTATGAAGGCTTCTAAGAAGTCGCCGAAAATGAACGAGCCGTTAACTATCACGTCGTAGCGGCTTCCCTCGGTCATCTCTATATCACGCGCCAATTTTACGGCGTTGTCGTACATAACGAAGTCCGGCTTACGGGTGTAAACCTTCGGCTTTATGTAGCGTGTTTCTTCCCCTTCGTCGTCGCTTAGAACGTCAAAGAGGGAAGTATCTACGTCGGGAAGGTCGAAGTTACCTATATCCCCTATGTCGAAGTTAAAGCCGTCTTCGTCGGCCTGGGTCTTTTTTCGTCTGCTCATTTCCTTTGTCAGTTTATGGAAAAGGGCGCGGTTTCGGTCGCCGCGCCCTTCCGCTTCGGCAGTGTCGCCGTTGCTTTCAGCTATATGGAATTTCGTAGAAGCCTATGTTAACCACGCTATCCACGCCCAAACAATGCCTTCAACCACGAAGTAAAGAAGAAGCCACGTTAAAGCCCCGGCGGTCGTCCATAGGAAGTCGGCAAGTTCCGGCGTTCCTTTCTTGGTTGCGCGGTCGTAAACTTCCTTTGCCACTCCTACCAATATGGCTATACCCACGGCGAAAAGCACGGGTATAAAGTTGGTAAGAACTCCGGCAATAAGAAGCCCGGCGGCGTAGTGGAGTTTCTTGTCGTAGGCTATCCGCTTAATGAAGGCGGCGGCTTTTTCTATTGCTTGTTTGGGTGTCATACGCGGGCGGTTTATTATGCCGCAAAGTTAAAGGGTTTGCCGTATTAAATTGATACGACAAACCCTAAAACACTTCGCTAAAACTTCAAGTAGGCGGCTATACCGCGCCCAAATACTCGGTTACTTCTCGTTTGAAGTCGTCGAAGCTGCGGACTATAACGTACTTGTTACCGTTGGCTTCGGCGGCTTTCTGCCATTCCTTCTGCGTCCGTCGTTGTGTGCCTTCCTCAGTCTTGAACTCCACGCAAAGGGAAGCGTAGCCGCCCGAAGGCTTCAAGAGGATAGCGTCTGCAACTCCGGCGGTAACGCCTTCCGCCTTCAATATCCCGGCTTCCCGTTTATTGCGTCCGCCGCCGTTAGGGACGGCAAAGAATACCGGGCGAAGGTGCGGGTATTGTAGCCCAAACCAATAGAAGCAGTTCCGTTGTATGTGGCTTTCTATGTGCCGGGGCTTCGCCTTCTCTTTGGTGGCGTTGGCTCTCGCTACCAACTCGTCGAAGGTTAGGCGCGGCTTCTCCGTCCCGGCGGGGCGGACGGGTTCGTAGCACTCGCCTATAAACTCGTCGAAGCCGTACTTTCTTTCGGGCTGCGGTTCTGCCTTCTCCTTTTCCCGAAGGGCGGCGGCGCAGGACTTGCTGCAGCACTTTCCCCAACCTCTTGCGACGTTCCGGCTATCGGCTTGGAATGGGCGGCCGCAATTCTCGCAAATTCTCGTAACGTATGCCATCGTTATTCGGGCTTAAAGTGGAACTTCGGGGCTTTCTTCGGTGTGGGTAAACCGTTAAAGGCGGCTATTCGTCGGTAGGTGTCTAAGGCTACTTTCTTGAGCTGCTTCTTCTCCTTTCGGGGAAGTCGTAAGGTTGGCCCGGTATTGTCGAGCCGGATTGTGGCGTGGCTGAAACTGAAATTTTCGCCTAATGTCGTTTGCATGGTTGTTGTCTTTACTTGGTTCTTAACTATCGGGAAATAACGAGCCTTGTAGACGGTCGGCGGCGGCTTTCGCCCGCTCCGCTTCTATCTGCTGCACTCGCTTTATTTCCTTGTCTATCTCGGCTTCTATCGCCTTCGACTTTCGTAGAGCGTCCGGCAAACGTGTACGGAAGTATTCGCGTTGTGCTTGCCGAAGCTCTACTACTTTGTCGAAGAATTGTTTAGGGGTCATAACTGCGAAAAGAGGTTAAGTTGTATTCCTTTCTTTGCTGTCCGGGCGTAAATCGGGCAATTTTCGCGGTAATGGCACGCGCCGAACTTGGCTTCTTCAAACCTTTGCGCCCAAAGTTCCGCGTAGGCTTCCGTTCCGGGTTCCGCTTCGCCACTAAGGAAGGTTACTAACTTCATACAGAAAAAGCCGCGTTCTTTCGTGCTTTCGCCGTTAATCTCTACTAAACCGGTTCCGTTCATCTTAGTAGGGCATATTTTCGTTGCCGGGGCCTGGGAATGGTTCGCCGGGATAGCCGCTTCCGTATGCTCCACCGCCGTAGCCTTGTGCGCCGTACTGCTGTCCGGGTTGGGCCTGCTGTTGGTTCTGCCCGTCCTGTCGGCTTCCGAGCAGCTCCAACTCGGTAACGGTGCAATTAAGCCCCGCTTCTACGCCGTTCCGTCCTGTGTACGGTTTGGCGGTAAGGTTGCCCCGGCAGAATACCTGCGTTCCCTTCTTGAGGTATTGCACTACCGCGCCGTCGCCCGGTTTAAGACAACTTACCCACGTCGTCCGGGTTACGGTTGTACCCTGTGCGTCCTTGTAACGCTCGGAAGTAGCCACGTTGAAGGCTATAAACGGTTTCCCGTTGAAGTTCTTGATTTCCGCGTCGGATCCTATGTGTCCGACAAATTCCGCTTTTAACATAGTTGCTTGTTTTTGTTGGGGGTTATGGTTATTTTGTTTTCTTCGGTATGAAGCCGACGTAAAGGCTTGCTTCGTAGTCTACCAATCCACCCGGAACGGGGTGTATGTCGGCGCGGTGGCGTATATAGCCGAAGTCCTTTATTCGCCCTAAGACTTCTTCGGTTAGGTAGTCCCGGTAGAGTCTTACAACTTCTTCCGGCGGCATTTTGCCTTCCTGTACTAAGTGGCTAACTCGGCTTACCACTTTCGCTACTTGGTAGCCCGGCGGAAGTGTGGCGTGCGTTTCGGGATGAAGGGCGTAGGCCCAACGGCGCAAAAGCGCGGCTAATTTGGTCTTAATCTCCATATCTTTTCGGGGGGTTAAGGGTTAAACTTCGTATTCGTAAATCTTTTTATACTCGACGGGCTTGTACGGTTGCCATGTGTGGCGTAGTCGCCAAACCGTTACTTCGGCTACTAACCTTTGTTCCATTCGTTCCTGTACGAACTTTTGAGCCTTCGTCTTAGCCGTGAAGGTATGGCGGCTAAATTTCGCTTCACGTTTAAGGAAGTCGGGGTATTCCCAAAGTTCGACTTCGTAGGTTGTCGGGTAGCCGTTTTCGTCTACGTCACATTCGCCGTGGTACATAGCGGTTGAACGTGGAATAAGTAGCGGTTCGTCCGTGCGTTTGTGGTGTTTTATTTTGGTCTTAGTCATCGTAAATTTTCGGTGTTTATGAATTGGAAAATATGCTTAATTACGTCTACCGTCCACCCGTTACCGAGCATAACGTAGGTTTGTGTTTCGCTTACCGTCCATTCGTACCAATCGGGAACGGTTTGTAGGCGGCAGCACTCCTTCGGTGTTAGACGGCGTAGAATTTCGTCACTTGTTAGAATAGCGGGCGCGTGTCCGGCGTGGGCAGAACATAAAGCCGAGCTAAGTCCGTGCGCTGAATAAACCCGGTTTTGTTGGTATGGCTGCTTTCCGCCGCTCTCGGTGCCTGGGTTTATCTGCACGACTTCGCGGGTTAGTACGAGGTTATTTGCTTCGTAGCGGCTTGAAGTAACCGTAGGGGCTTTTCTACGGAATACCGCGCCTTCGTTAAATCCGTGGGGAAGTTGAAGTATTAGATTATCTTTTTGAACCGTTGTTAGTGTATTGGTTTTCCCGTCGGTTCGCGGCTCTAACGCCGTCATGTTGTGGCGGCTCTCCTGTACTTCTCCGGCTTCGTATTGGCGGCGTATAGCCTTCCCGTATTCGGTTCGGCGCGGGGTTAAACAAACAGATTCTACTACTAAATTGTCTTTCTCCACGCTTGTAAGGCAGTTTGTTTTTCCGTCGGGGCGGAACTCTGCCGTTTGTTCGTTCCTTCCTGTGTCGGGGTTAAAACGCCCCCGGACTGCTACACAAACGGGCGCGGGAACTATTACGCAGTCGTCGTGCCAACGTCCGCCAACCCGTAAAGCGTTGCTTTTCTCGTCCGGGCGGCGTGGGTGGAAGCCGAAATTATTGCCCCGCTCCTTTTGGCGTTTGCTATGCCCTAAAAGTTTACGCTTCCTTTCTTCGGAATAATGGAACCGAGCCGGGGCGTTGTCTTCTAAAATATCTTCTATGAATATACCCCGGTCTTCCGGCTGTGGTATGTCGGTAACTACCTTCGTGTCGAATAGGTTTGCTTCTTCGCGTGTCCGTATGTTAGTCCAATACAAGCGGACGCGGTTTTGTGCTGAAACTAAGGCGGAATTTATTACGACGGGTTCTAATCCTAATTGGTCGGTAATGACTTGTTCGCACTCCTTACGCATACGGACGTTTTCAAGTAGGAATAAAACGCCGGGGTTATACTCCTGTATCTCCCGAAGAATACGGACGTATTCAAAGAACAGGACGCTTCGGGGGTCGTTAAAATTTAACTGCTTTCCGGCGAAGCTGAACCCTTGGCACGGCGAACCGCCTATAAGGAGGTCTATGTGGGGAAGGTCGGCGGCGTGTACTCCTGTCACGCTGCCGAGCTGCACCGTGTCCGGGAAATTGTGCTGTGTCTGCTGTATGGCGAATTTGTCAATTTCGGAAGCAAAGTATTTGTTTACCTTTATTCCGGCTTCCCTTAACGCTATTTGCCCGCAGCTCATCCCGTCAAAAAGGGAAAGTACGTTTATTCCGTTGTTGTTCATTTCGTCTTATATTGATACGTCCGAAGGCGTAGTTAATTTATTACTCAATAGCGTAGCCACTTTTTCGGCGGCGGCGCGGAACTCTCGGTTATACTTGTATTCGTTATCGTATCGACGGAGGTAGTAGTGAATTGTAGAAGTGTCGTGTTTCGTTTCTTCGGCGATGTCCTGTGTCGAAACGCCGCGCTTTTTGCAATGGTGGGCGTATATCATTCGGGCGTAGACGTACCAACGCCCCCGGCTGTCGTTCACTATGTACTTGAAGGGAACAGCCATCGCTACAAGTATGGCGCGTTTAATATCCCGGTGCAACGGTCTACGTTCGTATTCCACCGTTAAACCTAAACCTTTGGCTATCTCCCGTTCTAATGTCGCCCCGTTGCTTAACTCCCAATTCGCAAGCATATAAATCGCGTCGCAGTCAAGCAATAAGCGAATATCCGCTTTCATTTGCTCTCTCCACGGTTCGGACGGATCCACGCCGTTGTTAAGGGGGTTAATCACGGCGTAGCCCTGTGCCGTTAGGCGCGTGGCGGCTGCGGTAAAATTCGCGGTGTATTCTTCCGGGGTTAATCCCGAAATTTGGCCGCTTATGTAAATCTTAGTTTGCTTCATGCGATTTTGGGTTTATTTTGCTTCTATGGCGTTTTATTGTCGTCAGCCCTTCAACTACCCACCCGAAGGGCATAGCGCGAAATTTGGGGCGTTTCCGTGGCTCTGACGGCGTTCTTTGTTTCTACTCTTGATTTCCATGTATTCTTTTACGAAGGATAAAACTTTTACGACTTCATGCCACGCTTCCAAAAATCGGACGATTGGGGGCTTCTTGGCTTCCTCGGCGGCTTTCCGGGCTGCTATGGCTTCTTTCTGCTTTTGGGCGAAATACTCAACTATCGTTAAATTGGGGTTTAACCCGTTTTGCTTCTTGAAGTTTTCCCACCCGTTACCCTCTATGGCTATACGCCGGGCGTGTTCTTCTTCCTCTTGCAGTTTCTTCTCCTTCTCAATTTCGTAGGCTATTCGGTTTTCCTTTGCCTGTTGCTCTATCGCGTACTTGCGGAAGGCTTCTAAAATCTTGCGGGGTGTTACCTTGCCGTAGATGTCAAATTCGCCACACTTCAACAAGTGGAAGAAGCGAAGTATAGAAGCCATCGACAATAGCCGGAAGCGTTCACTTTCACAAATGGCGTGGGCTATAAAGTCTACGTCGTAGTTGTCTACGTCCCTGTCTTCTCCCATGCGTAGAATTGCGTCGGTTATGTGTGTGCCAATAAGTCCGGCTACTCCGTCGTCGCCGTAGGTGCGAACTACAAGCGCGAAGGTAGGCACCCCGGAACGGATGGCTTTCTCTATGTTTTGGGCGCAGTATCGCTGTGCGGGAACTCCAAAGGTTTTGCAAAGCTGCGGCAAGTTCCCGTATTGTTCCCGAACAGCCAACATTTGCGGGTTGGCTTGGGTCAATGCCCCGGACGTATCAGGGCGACGGTTTGAAGGTAATAGTTCCATATTGCTGTCTTTGGGTATTAGAAGGGTTGGGTATCTCCGGCGGTGGCGGGGCTGGCCCCGTCCTTGCCGATTGCGTTAGTCAATCTTTCAACCGCTCCCCTTATCAAATCTTCGCGGGCCTGCTGTCTGCTTTTGGGCGCGGCATCTTCTTCACGCTTGGCGCGGCGGGCGGCTTCAAACTTTTTGCGAAGGTGGTTAATGAGATGTCGGGACGCTTCTTTGTAGTCGGTATGGCTTTCGCCGCGTAATTGCCATTCGGCTATTATCTCTTGGGCGTATTGTGCCAACTGTTGCGCGGTGGTATGTTCCTGCATACATAATACCTCAATGCTGTAAGCGTTCTTTGCTGCAAAAAATTCGTTCAAAAAATCAACCTCACGCGCATTATCAACAACAACATTAAAAGAATTAAATTTATTTAATTCTCCATATATCATATTATCATATAGGGTTGTTTCGCTTGTGTTCGGTTGATTTTGGTTGTTTTCGGTTGTGTCTGCAACTTCCAATATTTCAACCGTTTGCGGCGTAATTATTTTAGCGGTTGTTTTTTCTTCGTTTTTGGTTTCCGCTACGACTTCGACAAAATCCACCGTTTCGGGCGCGGTTTCAACCCGTTTTTTACCTTTTCTTGAAGATGTTGTTTTCTTCGGTTGTGTTGGGTTGTTTTCGGTTGTTTCGGGTTGTTCGACTTCCGGGGCGGTTGTTTCGGTTGAACCTTTCTTTTTGGCGTTACGGTTGCCTTTCGGTGCGCCGCCTTTGCTGCCGTTGGCTTTGTTCTGCGCTACGCGGGCTTCGTACTTGGCGTTAATATCGTCAAGTTCCCGGCGAATGAACATGAAGCCCATACGCGCTGTTTCCGAAAGTTTGGGTTCTTCCCCTGTGGCTATATAGTCTATTAACCCGTCGTAAATGGCAAGTTGCACTTCCGGCGGGAATTGTCGTGCTATATTAGCCCAATCCGTATTAAATAAAAAAGTTTTTCTTCGTGCCATTTGAAGAAGGTTTAAGGGGCGCGTTCTCCGGGTATGGCTAACGCGCCCCGGTTTATTAGTCGGTTGTTACTTTTATCTTCTCCACCTCCTTATAGGCGACGCAGAAGGCGTAAGGAATAATCGCGTTCAAGTTGAAGGGCGAAGCCGAAGTAAGCGAAATTTCAAAGGTGCGGGCTTCCCGTCCTTCTTCTTCCGCCCGCTTCTTCATCGTGGTGTTAATCCACGCTGTAATTACCGCCTTCGCGGTGTCGATGTCGCGTGTCTTAACTATGAAGTCGTAACTACTTGGGCGCGGTTCTTCTTCGTCGCCTTCGGTCGGAACTGCGGTTATGTCGGCTTCAATGCGGTAATACTTCGTATCTTCGCGGGCTTCCTCTCCGTCCGGGGTTTCCTCTCCGGCTTCGTTGCCGCCTTCCACTTCCTCGACGGCGCGGCGGAAGCGAGGAATTTGCCAACCATCCGGCGTTGGTCGTCGGTGCGGTAGCGTATTTCGTCCTTCCGGGTTTCGGTTCTTTCCTGTGCTTCCATAACTTAGTCCTGTGCTACGTTGAAGTCTGCGGCGGGTTTGAAACTTACCACTTTCCGCGCCGGGACGTGGACGGGTTCGCCTGTGCTGATGTTTCGGGCGGTCTTGGCTTTTCGGTTCTTGTGTCCGAAGGTGCCGAAGCCCCGGAGGGTTACTTCCCCGCCACAATAAACCACGTCCTTAATTACGCCGAGGGTGGCTGTAATTACTTCTTCCACCACGGCGGCGGGTGTGCCGTGGGCTTCCGTTCCGTTGCAAGCTGCTGCAACTTTGGCGGCTAATTCTTTCTTTGTCATTTCGGGTATGGGGTTAGAAGTTTTCTACTAAGATTTCGGCGTAAAGGTCGCGGAACGTGTCGCCGGCGTAGGCGGCTAATTCGGGGTCGTGGAAGCAAAGCCGGGGGCCGAAGTACGCATTCGAATACGAAGCCGCGTAGAGCGTAGCCGCGTACGCAAGCCCGGCATACGCGCCGTTAGGTTTCCCGTCCGGGCCTTTGCCTTTGCCCGGAAGAATACGGAAGTAGGGGAAGTATTTGTATTGGTTGGTGTTGTTCCAATCCGGCCGCCAACCTTCGTTAAGGGCTTCGGTAATACGTTCCAACTTACGGCGGGCTATCTCGTCGGAACGCATAAGGCCGCCGTCGGCAATTACTTCGGGTTCCTCGCTGTCGCTGATGCCTAATATATGGCAAGCGTCGGCGTAGGTCTTCACGCGTTCGCGGATGTCGGTGTACTCCTGTTCCTCGGTGTAGAAGTCGAATACGTTAGCGTCTTCGTCTTCGTTGATGATGTCCTTCACTTGGTCGCTTGCTTCTTCCACGCTGTCGAAGCGGGCCACGAACTCGGCGGATTCGCCGTACTTTCGGAAAAGTGCTATTTTCTTCATTTGGGGTTGTTTGTTAATGGGTTATTAAAATATTTCGGGTTTGTTTTCTTCGGGTCGGTTAGCGTCGTTGTAAAGGATCCGCCGTTGGCGGGCTATGGCTAACCGTACTTGTTTTATAGCGTCCTCGCGTCCTATAAGGCTTTGTTCGTAGTCCAATAACTCCGCTTCCGAAGTCGCTAAGAAGTAGCCGCCGGACGTGGCTATAAGTCCCGGTAGTAGGTCGGTCATTCGGATATGGTTAATAAGTTTCCTTATCCGGGGTTCTGTTACCGTATATCCGGCTATGTTAAGCCGCTGCACGATTGTACGGTTTGTTACTGCGTTTTCCTTTCCTACCTTGGTTTTCAACCCACGAAGGACGAGCGGAAGTAATACGTTTTCTTCGTACTCGGTTAAGGGCGCGGTTTCGGAATTAAAGCCTTTAATCATAGTTAGAAGGGCGTTTTATTGAAGTTAATACTAAGTCCGGGGGCTGCTATGTGTACCCGCTTCCCGGTCGCCCTGTAAACTCTCTCTTTGAAGGCTACGGGGTCGCCGTTACCCGCCGAAAGGTGTATTAGGACGATGTTATTTACCGCCTTCAGGTCGTTGGCTTTAAGCGCGTCTATACAGGTGTCTATACTTAGGTGGCTTTCCCTCACTCTTTCCCGAAGGGTCGGAATTAGTCGGCCTTCCTCTACGTTGCGGTCTAATATTTCCGGGTCGTAGTTGCATTCTATAAGGACGTTGTTTAAGCCTTTGAAGGTGTTAGGTAGGTAGTAGGTATCGGTAGCGAACAAAATGCCGCCCGTTTCCGGGTGCCAAATGTAGAAGCCCACGGGTTCGGCGCAGTCATGCTTCGTGGCGAACGGTATAACCTTAAAACCTCCTATCTGCTGAACCTTGTAGCCGTTGCCTTCTTGCTCCAACGTGCGCGGCTTCCACTCGCTTTTTACCTTGGCGTTGTCTATTGTGCCTTGGGTAGCGTAGACGGGAATAACGGCGTTCAATACTTCGTTAATCCGTCCGGCGTGGTCGCCGTGTTCGTGGGTTATAAGACAGCCTACCACTTTGGAAATATTGCCTTCCAACGCGGCTACTACCTTCTTGAAGTTTACCCCGGCTTCAATGAGCAGGGCTTCGCCCACATTCTCCAAAATGTAGGCGTTGCCGCTGCTGCTTGAACCTAAAACACGAAGTACCATTAGAAATTGGGCTTTCTTGGTGTATTATAAGCCGGGGCCGGTTGTGGGTCGGCCTGGGGCTGTGCTTGTGGTTGGGGTGCCGGAGCTGCTTGGGACTGAACCGGGGCGGTGTATGTCTGCGGCGCGGGTTCTGCCTGTGCCGGGGCGTGGACTTCTTCGGCCATTACCGTTTCCGCGTCGTCGAAGCCAATAGCGGGGCCGGTGTTTGCCTGTTCCTTAATCTCGACGGCTACGGTATCTACTACCACGTTGGGGCGGCTGCTTGTTTCGTCCGCGTCGCCGTAGTCCGTTCCTGTAAGGTATTCGTAGAGGGCTTTCTTTGCGCGGCGTTCTGCCTTTCCGCGTAGTTGGTCGTTGCTGCTGTATTGGTCGCGGCGGACGGTGGCTTGAACCGTAAGGCTATTTTTGTCGCCGTTGTAGGAATACGTTACTTTGCACGGGAATACGGCGTAGGCGGGGTTTTGGCTTGTGTCCTGTTGAACGTCGATAATGTATTTCGCCCCAATCTTTTTTAGAAGGGCGGTATAGCCTTCTTTCGTGGGGTACATCGTGCCGCTAATGATGTTGAACTGGTTCCCGGTAGGAAGAAGCCCAATTATAGCGGCATCTATTATCGCTTCGCGGACGGTAGCCACTTCGTAGGGCGGCTTTACTCGTCCGTTCTTGTCGGGCTTGCCGTCGCGGTCGGTGCGGAAGCCTACTTTTGTGTTCATCAAAGGCATAAATACCTTTTCCATTACTTCTTCGGTAAGGGCTTCGCGTAGAAGGGTTATTACTTTCGCGGCGTTGAAGGCTGCGCCGAAGTTGTTTACGATGTCTATCGCCGAAGCGTCGCGTAATGCAACTTCAAATTTTTCTTTTGCGGCTACTATGGTAGCCGGAAGTTCCGGGGTCTTGCACATGGTCGGAATATTTTTTAGTTGTTTGTTACTTGGAACTCCCCCGTAGTGACTACAAGCCGGACTAATTGGCTTTTTACGGGGATGAAGTCGTTTACACTCTCGGCGTTATCGACAATTATAGGGGCGGTTACTCCGTGGAAGGCGCAAAGGGCGTTAATCACGGCTAACCCGGCGTTAATCTGCCCAGCGTGGTTCTTGTCTTGGTATCGTACCCCGCCAATGTAGGCCACGCAGTCCGGCTCTTTCTCGCCGTTTACAAGCGTCTTATACATTCGGAACTCCACGCCGTCGAAAAGCCCGTTTACACGGCGTTCTACTTCTTCCATACGACATCTTACGAAGTCGTCTATTAGGGCTTCTTCGGTTTGAAGTGTTGCCTTTTCCTGTGCCAACGTAGCGGCTTCCTTATCAAGTTCCACTATACGGGCTTCGGCGGCTTTAATGGTGGCGCGAAGTCCGAGCTTTTGGTCTATCTCGGAAAGGCGGGCGCGAAGTGTCGCCCGGCTCTGCTGACGCTCTGCGGCGGTGTCCTGTGTTGTCGGTGCTGTCACGGCTGCACGGCGGGCGTTCAGTTGGTCTATCTCCTTTTGAAGGGCTACCCAAGTCGGAAGCGTCTGCGGGTCTATTTGCGGGTCGGTGCTTACGCGGGGATTGGCGGCTATGGTGTTGTTATAGGTCGCCTTCTTTGTGGCGTAGTCCTGTACGGCGGCGTTGTGCTTGGTATCAAGGGCGACGGCTTCCGCTTCAAGGCGTTTTATTTCCGCGTCCTGTGCCGCTATAAGCCTGTTTAGTTCCTGGCCTTCCGCGTCCATCTTGTCAAGTCGGGCGGTTTGGTTGGCAATGAAGGCGGCGCGGGCGGTGTCTTGGTTCTTGCGGAAGGATTCAAGGGCTGCGGCTGCGTCGCACTGATGGCGGTTGGGTGCTCCGGGGTCGGCGCACTGATGACCGAATACCGGGCAAATAAGCGGGCCGGCGGTCGGGGCTTGCTGTTCTTGGAATTGTTCGTTATTGACCTTCTCCCAATTCTTGCGAAGGTCGGCTACTTGGGCTTCGTAGTCCTCTTTACGGCGTTTGGCAGTGGCTATGGAAGCCGTTATTACTGACTTCTCCCGGCTGTAATATTTGTTTTCGCTTTCCTCGTCGCGCTGTACTTGAGCGAGGTCGCGGGCGGCTTCGTCGGCTACGCGGTTGGTTTCGTAAGCTGCTGCGCGGGCCGCTTCCTTCGCGTCCTGTAACGCCTTCGCCTGTGTGTCGCGCTTAGTGTTGATTTCCGCCTGTATCTTTGCCGCCTGTTCGTAGGCTACGCGGTTGGCTTCTGCTTCGGAAGCTGCCGCCGCGTCAATGTTGGCGAGGTCTTCCTGTATCTGCGCCTTCTCGCTTTCAAGGGCGGCGTAGTTCGGGGCTACCGGGGTGTTTCGGGTGGCTTCATCTTTGCGGGTCGGTATCTTTTCTAACTGCGCTTCAATCCTGCCACGACGTACCGAAATTTCCTTTTTGTATTCTTCCATCGTCTTGCCTGTTACCCGGCGAAGAAGGGCGGCAAATTCTTCGCGGGTGGCTGCTACGTCCGCGTCGTTAATCTTGCCCGCCATCGTAAGCAAGTATTCGCGTTGTGCCTTCCAATGAAGCGTAAGGAAGTAGTAAGGATCCGTAATGACCTTAAAGAGGTCTTCGGGTATTATTGTGGCTACCTTTGCGTCGTATTCTGCCTTCTTCAAGGGTACGCCGTTAAAGAAGTAGTCGGTATGGTGCCCGGACAGGGTGCGCTCGGTGCTTCCTTTGGGGGTCTTCCACTCCTCCACATAGACGCGGCGAAGTTCCACGCTTGACGCTTCCCCGGTTTCGGTGTCTACCACGTCGAAAAGCCCGGTTACTTCGTGTTCAAGGTCGGGAATAAAGTTACCTTCCGCGTCGTTGGTCTTTATCCCAAATTTGGAGTCGGAGTTTCCTTCGCTGTCTTTGCCCCAAAGAAGCCACGCGAAGGAGTCCGCTATTGTGGTCTTCCCGGTTCCGTTACGTCCGCTTATGGTCGTAACGCCGTCGCCGAACTCTACGGCTACGTTTCGCAAACCCTTAAAGTTTACAAGGGTAAGGCGTTTTAGTGTTACTTGTCTGCTCATATAGCTGTTAATTATTTAGTGTTGTTACTTTTCTTTGTTTCCGGCTAACTCTAAGGCTAAATCCGCGTCAATAATCAGAAGTGCGCCTATTTGGGTTATTGCTTTGTCAATCTTCCCGGAAGTCTTGATACGGCTTGCGGTCGTTTTGCTGCACCCTAATAGTTTCGCCAAACCTTTAAGGCCGTAGACGTAGCGGCGTTCGCCTTCCTGTTTTGTTGGCTTGTTTGCCAAAACCGCCCTTACTCGGTCTTCGACTGCATCCAAAAGTTGGCCTACGGTAAGGTCTATTATTCGGGTGTCGGGGTTAATCTTCTTCATCGTCGTCTAAGTATTTTTCCGGGTCTTCGGGAAGCGGAAGTTTGTTAATGTAATGGGCGGAAGCGGCGAAGTTGGCGAATAGAACTAATAAGACGGTTATACTTGCGTCCTCGGCGGCCGCGCAAAGAAGGAATAGCGACAGGGCGAACCATACGAAAATTAGCCACTGCCGGAACGTGTAGCGTTCCCCGGTTTCGGTCTTGCCGAATATCTTTGTTTTCAGTTCCTCGCTTGTCATGCTATCAAGTTGTTGAAGGGGTTAATATTTTCGTTCTCGTCCTTTGCTCGGCGGAGCGTTCTTGTTGTCCGTGCCGTTGTTGGTCTGGCCCCGCGTAACAAATAGTTGTCGTCGTTATTGCCGTTGTATTCGTGGAAGCCCATAACCAACAGCAGGGCTGTCGCTATGAAGGCGCGTTTAAGCGGGTCTAAGTCTACGGGAACGCCGCACTTCGTGCAAAACCACCAAACGCAAAGTTCCGTAGCCTTTTGGATGCCTATCTTGGCGTATATGTTGCGGGCGGTGTTCTCTACGGTACGGGCTGAAATAAAGAGCCTTTCGGCTACTTCTTTCTTACTCGCTCCCCACGCCAACAACTCGGCTACCTCGCCTTCCCGTCGGGTAAGCTCTGCTTTTAGTCGCATATCCCCCAAATATTTTCGGTTACTCCATACTTGGCGAATACTTCCGTAACTGCTACGGCTTGGCTTGCTTTTGGCTCCTGCTTGCCGTCGCGGTAGCAATAGAAGGAATTGCGGTTATTGATTCCCAATGCCGCCCAAAGGTCGGCTATACAGGCTTCGTAGTCGCCCATCTTTACTTGTTTAAGTCCGTTTCGGAAGCCTCGGAAGGCTGCTTTTGTCGCTGTCAATGTCATATTTTGAATTATTAAGCGGTTAGAATTTAGTGCGCGGTGGAAGGCTCGAACTTCCTTCGCCCGCTTTCGCTGCGTCCGCGCTCCGGCCTGTTCCCGGTTGTCAACGGTTTATAGCCTTCACGAAAGGGATTCTTTCTCCGTTGGCTTGCTATATAGTTGTGGTTGCTCCGTATTAACTTGATACGGCTATCGGGAAAATTAACCCTTACCCGCGTTTGCCTGTCGCTTCTCTAACCACTCATCGCGGCGGTGGCGGCACTCAATCAAGGACGAAGCCACGGTAGCGAATAGTTCCCCGTCCGGGGTGCGGTAGTCGTATTGGACGCGCTTAACTCGCTTTCCGCGTAGGCGGGTAGTGAATACTTCGTAGTTCTCGCTTCCGGCGGGGCAAACACTACAGCCCTGGTTGTCGTTCATGCTCATTGTTGTATGGTGTTAGTTGTTTCGTCCTCTATTAGTTCGCCGTTTTGTCCTATCCACAGCATTGCGTCTTGCCCGTTGTAGGAAAAATCAAAGGCTTTGTTTTTGGGGTTAAACCGGCCTTCTAATATTGTGCCTTCTTTAAGTCCGCGTATCTCTGCCAGGCACCAATAGCCGAAGTCGGTAAGCACTTTTACGACTGCCTTAGCCTTAATAGTTTTACTTGCCATATACTTGTATGCTTATTTATAGTAGAATGTAATTTTAAGCCCGCGACGAAGTTTGCATACGCACTTATCAAGCATACACTTGAAGGCGCGGGTTAGGAGGTTGTTGGCTAATTTTTCGCCAATAAGACGAAGAAGCCCACTTACTCCGACGAGGGTATTTAACCGCTTTCCTTCGCCGTTCACTCCGCTAACTTTAATTAGGAAGTTTCTGTTAATCTGTGCTGTCGTGTAGTCCATATAACTGAAATTTAAGTAATTTTTGTTATTGCTTCGTGCCGTAATTTTCGCTAACTTTGCAACTGAATTACTAACACGGTGCAAAGTTAATACTTTGCCATACACGATGCAAGTGTTTGCCATACAAAGGACGTGTTTTTAAGATTGTTTAACATTTAACCCCTTCAACGCAATGGAAGGAACAGTAAAAGAGCGACTTAAAGACTTTATAAAGTTTGTAGGTATCAGCGAACGCGAATTTTGTAGGCGGGTCGGCGTGGGGTCTGCCTATATACAAAGTATTCGTAAGTCTATAATGCCGGACACTCTGCAACAAATTACCATACAATTCCCGCGCCTTAATCCGCTGTGGCTAATGATGGGCGAGGGCGAAATGCTTCTACCCGAAGAAAAGCCGGAAGCCCCCGAAGTGGCTCCTTCCGAAATTCTGCTTAAACTTTTGGAAGATGCCCGCGAAGAAAAAGCCCGCCTTCTCTCTATAATAGAAAGTCAACAGCGGACTATCGAACGGCTAACAGAACTTACTAAAAAAGCGGATGTCCACCGGGGCGACACTGCAACCTCTGCCGCTGTCGGGTAGTCCTTGGGCGTACCGTTCCTTTATACTGAAATTTTGGCTATACCTTATTATATATAAAGCCGAGAAATACAGGTAAGTAGCGGTATAAGTGCCGTAGTAAAGTGATACGCGTAGAACGCACAGAAACGCCCCATTTTCGCGCCGTTTTCTTCGGGGTGGTAATTCCTACCATTTGGGGCGTAAAGTGCCGTAAACGCAAAATTCGGGAAAAATAACTCAGCTATATGGAAATCGCTATAAATACCTATTATTCTAACCGGGCTTACTACCCGTTTATCCCTCGCCACGTCTTCGACGCTTTGGAAGCAGCGTACTTGGACGGTCGGGAAACTATTGTTATATCGGAAGCGGACTACTTCGCTATTGTTGACAACGCCAAAGCCGCCGGACTATGCCCCGCGTAGTTAATACTTCCTGGCCCATTAAGGAAGAAATAAGCCGCCGTTTCTTCTTGGCGTTGGAACGTCTTGTAGAATTAAATAAGGTTGCGTCGCTTGAGGCGTTCTGCAATGAATACGGGCTTAGTGCGCCGAAGTATCGGGAACTTCGGTTAGGCTATGGCGTTACCCCGAAGCCGGACTACAAGCCCCGCTATAAGGGCATAGAATTGGAAGCCGCCCACTATATTACAGCCTGCTATCCCATTTCGGCGAAGTGGCTGCTTACCGGGTGCGGAAAAATGCTTACTTATGAAGTTCAAAATTAAGGTAGGATTACATATAAAGCCTAACAATAAGGGTAAGGCTACGGAAGAAGTTGGTATTAGGCTTCGGGTATCGTGGGCCGGTCTTCGGTGTGATATCCGCTCCGGCTATGTTATTGCCCCGGCTAAATGGGACGACGCTAATAGTTGCGTCCGGCTCGGAAACAAGAACAGCCACGGCGAAACAGCCGGGGCTATCAATCGCGGCGTTATGGCTGTGGCTTCCACTATTGAAGAAGTCCTTACCCGGTTTGAACTTGACAATAAACGCCCGCCTTCGGTCGCCGAATTTAAGGAAGCCTTCGACTTGGCCGCCGGACGTGCGAAGCCCGAAGAAAAGAAGCCGGAAGAAAAGCCGTTAGGGTTCTTCGCCGTCTATGACCTATTTACCGGGGAAATGGGGGTTACGAATAATTGGACTAAATCAACCTATACAAAATTCAGTAGTCTAAAAGCACACTTAAAGAACTATAATAAGAAACTAACCTTAGAAGGCTTTGATAAAGCAACCTTCGCGGGCTTTGTGGCTCATCTGCAAACGAAGGTTAGGCAATTAAACACAACCGTAGCCAAAAACGTAGGCTTCCTTCGTTGGTTCTTGCGTTGGGCTGCTGCCAATGGCTATTATACCGGGCTTGCTCATTTGCAATACCGCCCCCGTTTTAAGGGATTGGACTGCAAAGAAGTTATTTATTTGGAATGGGACGAACTTATACACTTCCTAAACTTTGAATTTCCGGCTAATAAACCTTCCCTTCCGGCTGTCCGTGATGTGTTTTGCTTCTGCTGTTTTACGGGGCTTCGCTATTCCGACGTTGCCAAACTCCGGCGTTCCGATATCCACCGGGAACAAACGCCGCCCTTTATGTCTATCGTAACAAAGAAAACGACGGCGCGGCTACATATCGAACTTAATAAATATGCCCTCGCCCTTCTTGACAAATACGAAGGCGTAGGGCTTCCAAATGATAAAGCGTTGCCCGTTATAAGCAACGTAAAAATGAACGAAAACCTTCACGAAGCGGCGGAAGTTGCCGGAATTGACGAACCCGTTAATATTGTTTCCTATGTCGGCAGTGAACGCTCCGAGGTTGTAGTGCCGAAGTATTCCGTTCTTACTACCCACGCCGGACGGCGTACTTTTATTGTAAACGCTTTGCGGCTCGGTATTCCGGCCCCGGTTATTATGGAATGGACAGGGCACAGCGACTTTAAGGCTATGAAGCCTTATATTAAAATTGTCAATGATGCTAAGGTTGAAAATATGGAACGGTTTAATTCTTTCGGTTCTAATCGTTCCACCACGGACGAAGGCGAAAAATAGGGTACCCGAAAAAGTACCCGAATTTGTGGTTAATGTTTGATTATGCTCCTACCCAATGAAACAACCGTAGCCACGCCAACCGCTGTTAGTGTGTATGTTTGGTTATGGTTGCAAATAATTGAAAATATAGGTATATCAGCCTCTCTCTCCGCTGAACTAACCGGACAATACCGGACAGTAAGCAGACAAGTCCCACAAATTCAATGATTTGTGGGACTTTTTTATCCCCTTGTGTCTGCCTTAAAGGGGTCAAGCCGAAAACACGGTGCATGAATTTTGAGAAAAGTGTTAAATTTGTGGCATGAAAACCGCAGATGCAATATGGATGTGCCTGCCCGAGGGCATGGACGAACTATTTGAGATGGTGCGCTTCGAGCGCAC